TATTCGGATTCCATACCCAGGTCAAGCAATTTCACGGTGCCAATGGCAGACGGATGCATCATCAGGCCAACAGTGTTAGCGAATGTACCGGCATACTTATCGCCAGTACCTGCATCAACAGTGCCTGAAGCTACGTTAGCCTTGGGCAGGTTGTTGGTCTTAACGATGGTCAAGCCAGCTACACGGATTACACTGCCACCCGCATAGGAACCTTCGCCACCCCAATCACGGTTCAGGATCTTGGTTGAACGCGCCATTGCATAGAACTCTTGAGGACGAACGAACAGATAGCGTTGACCGTCATCTGCTACGTCTTTCTCATCGAAGAGCTGTGCGGCATCAAATGCCATATCTGCCAGGTCATCGCCGGACGGAATAGTAGCTGAACCAGTGTAGATCTCTGAGCCGCCGAACTGATCAGCGTCATCGATAGTCTTGGATTCACGAGCTGCCAGGCAACCCAATTGAAGCAAGTGCTTATCCAGAGTTTGACCAAGCTTACGGCCCATCTCACCGGAATAAACTGAACGTACATCGTAGTGGTTCTTGGCTTCGTCGATGTTGGCAATGAACTGCGGAGAGATCAAAAGGTCATCGATTGAGATCACACGTTCAGCGTGTTTCAGTTTGCCGCCGTTAATCTCTTGACCAGGAGTGTGATACTCGGCAGACGCACGACCCATTACAGGGAACGAGGCAGACTTACCGTTGGTAATGGTACGGACTTGATGCTTATCCATCATTACTGTGTTTTGTTCAAATGAGGTAAGAACCTCACCGGAGAATACTTTTAGGAACAGAGCGTCTGTGTCACCAGCGCCGTTGATTTGACCTAGCCGTGATACGGTTGCATCAGCCATGGTTATTGCCTCATGTGAAAGATTGCGTGGAGTAGTTGTTTCCTTCGTTCCTCCGAACAGTCATTCATCACGCGGTCACATTAGTTATCCGACTCATCGGGCCAAGGTTCTAAGCGGGAGATCCTGTAGGATTACGAATTGCTCACCGGCTTTGCTGCCAGTGCGAGCTGTACGCCATACACATCGAGGGCTTTCTAAAAGGTAAAAACCTTCACGTAACTCCAGATCGGAGCAAGAGGTGAAGGCTGTTCAACTAAAGAGAGAGGAGAGAGACAACGTAAGAGCCTTAAGTCCTTCCTTAGGTGTGGGGTATTATGGTTTAGCCTTCTGTCGTTTGTCATAAGATCTGAAAGCGCCATACCCGAGATAACCTGCGGTGAATGTTGCCCATAACTCTTCGGGGATAGCTTTGAATCCTTTGGAAACATTATCAAAGAAGAGTGTCATCTGTTCTGGATAGAACACACCCACTAAGGGCGCTATGATTACGAGGAAGAGGATCACCAGATAGAACACATACATGAACGAGGGTCTTGCCCTAGATGTCCATGGGTCTTCACTGTTAGCTTCAGCCATGATTGCTGATAGCCTTACAGACATATGTTCTAGCTCACCTTCCTGTTCAAGCTTCTGGAGTTCTCTCTTAGCTTCTGCTTGCTGTTCGGGGTCTGGAAACAGTCGGTCAATTACTTTGGAACCAACGTCAAACAAACCCCCGACAATAGCTGCGGTGCCGAGGGCCATAGGATCTCCTAATTCTTTGTTAGACTTTCTGCTAATGCAAATCCTGCAAGAACCCACATTTGTTCTATTGCATCTTCTTTAGCGTAAACCTCACCAGTTCGCTTATCAAAGTTACAGGCATCAACACACGCGCTCTTACCCACCATCTTAAAGCCATTCGTTAATGTTAGAATAGCGATAGTTAATGTCCCATCAACAATGAAGCGTTTTGTCACGATCATATCTTCTAGGGTTTCTCGGGTTACTGTGTTTTTATTCATAGGATCTCCTTACAGTACGTTAGATGCGGCCAGCTTCTGCTCAACCTCAGAACGATACGCTGAGTCTTTCTTATAGCGTGGGTCTGACATTGCAGCAGTAACCTGGGCCATCGATTGATAACCAGCGGTAGTGCCTCCACCTTGTGAGGTAGCGCCTGTTAGGTTTGGTTCAGTGGGACGGGCCTTGGTGTACTCATAAGCCACCGCCTTAACTGCCTGTTCCATACGGCGGGCATCGCCTGATTCAACCTCGGCGTTATACTGATCGAGGAACTCACCATCCAAATTGGAAGAGGCCCACTCAACCATATTACCGAAGGCTTCTTCACCACCAACTTGGCCCATGAGTTCAGAACCCATCTGAGCAGCTTTGGCTTCTTGACCTTCAATGAATTGGTCTACCATGTTGCGGGGAATGCCAGCCTTTTCGAGAGCTTCATAGCTAGTATCAGTAAGGCTACCGTTCTCAGCATATTCACTACTGAGGGTTTCCATATCGACACCTTCAGCTTTCTCTACAGCTTCTTCAGCAGTCTTGTTGATTTCTTCCTGAGCATCATCACCGGTCTTATCATCAGTAGTGGTATCTTCCTTATTACCGGAGGACAGCTTTGATTCAAGACTACGATAAGCTTCTTCCAGTTCTTCTTGGGATTTAAACTTACCGAGGATCAACTCATCTTCATTAGGCTTTTCCTCAACTGGAGGAGTGCCTTCAGGGTTCAATGCCTTTTCCTGGGTAGCATCAAACTTATCGGCCATCGCTTGGTCATGACCTTCTGGAGCAGCGGTCTGTTCGTGATCCACTGCAGAACCTGTATTTACAGCTTGTACCATGTCTATCTCACCTCTTTAGTTAAACCAGTGCAGTTGCACCGGAGGGCATCTTACGAAACTCACGGCCATCTTTGCGCTTGGCAGTTGGCTCTACTTTTGGTTCGACTACCGGAGCTGTCTTGGAAGACTTCTTACGGACTTCCTTTCTAGCTTCAGCAGGTTGTTCAATCTTCTGGTCTTCACTCATTAGGTGGAGCCTCCATTTGTGGGCCTTTAGGTGCCATCTTCTCGGCTACCTTTCCGCCAGTCTGTTCCATCATCTGTTGCTGTTGGGCTTGCTGTTGGGCTTTCTGTTGAGCCATCTCTTTCTGTTGGACTTGCTCTTCAGTGTTAATAAGTCCGTCAGTCTTGATACCCAGGGCAGTCGCACGTCGAGTCATGTAATCAGGGAAGTTGACATATTTAGCTAACAGTTCTGGCGGAACGATGTCTGCCATACCTTTCACAAACATATCCAACTTATCCAGATCATTACCTCGACCAAGAGCTTCGATACCTGTGGTGATAGATGGGCTAATAGATCCTTCAGGAAGTTCAGGGATTACCTTCTTCTTCTCAAGGACATAGATCAGTCGCTTAACTAGCGGTAGCTGGAACTCCTGGCTGAGTATCGAGTAGACACCGCCAAGGGCAGCTTCCAGCTCGTTAGCCATGAAGCGAATCTCTTCGGCTGTTACACGTTCGGCATTACGCTGGATAGCTGAGTTCAATAGAAAGCCGTAAGACAGTCGCTCGGTTAACGAACCGATAGTCTGAAAGGCAATGTTGAAGTCAGCTTGTTTATCCATCTGCAGGGTTGTGATATCACCTGCGTTGCCTGAACGGATTGCACCGTTAGGAGCTTCTTGAAGAGTCTTCTTCTGAGTGGTTCCGTTTGGATTCACCAAGAAGAGGATACGAGCAGCAGCGGCTGAACCTTCAACGATGGTTTTGGTAAGGGCTTCAAGGGAACTTAGATCCCCGTAATATTCCTCAACAAAGCCACGTCCATAATCTTCACCATCAATCTGAGTATATCTCAGGGGTATCCATGGGGATTTATCGAGAGGGTATTCACCTTGGGTTCCAGGTACAACCAGGCCATTAGCTTCCTGATAGACTGCCCAGCGGTCTGTCTTACGTGAGATGTGTGTGTACAGTTCGATCTCTTTCTTAGCAGTTTCCGAACTGGCTTTCTCTTGTTTATCGATTGCTTGTCGAATCTCATCTGGAAGAGTAACGCGGTCAACTGTTTCTTGAACCACGATCTCCAAGGCCGTACCTTCTGGATCACGCCGGATTATATAACTGTCCAGTTTGAAAACCTTTGCTCCACCCTTCGGATTCATATACAGCAGGACGTTGCCTGATACGATCAGTTGCTTAAGAGCCTCGCCCGCTGACACACGGATAGCAGACTTCTCAATCTCAGAAGTTACTTCATTCTCAATATCACCAAGGGCTTTATCAAGATCTGCAACTGCATCTGATTGTTCCGCTGCTTCTTTAATCTCAGGGTTATCTACCCGAAGACGGAAGAACGGAGCATTAGGGGGCATCAAAGCCATCAGAAGCTTAGAGGATAAGTTATTAACTCCTCGCGCTCCCAGGCTTTGGAAAGGGGTTTTCAATTTGCTTGATCCACCATGACCCTCTTCGGGCATGAGTGAAGGTATAGTTATCTTGGACGCATCCCTAGCTCGTCTTAGAAAGGGATTACGCTTTGGTTCCAAAAGAGAGTACAAGCCTTTAGCTGTTTGAGCTTCAGGCATGAGACTCCTATTGATTATCTATCGGGGAATGTTTAGACCAGACTGACCACCACCTTGAGCGCCCGCCTTCTTCTTAACTGAATCACCTTTACCTTTCAGTCGTCCGGCAGAAGCATCACCTTGCTTGGCAATCCGAAGACCACTGCGGCCTTTCTTCTTACGGTTAACTGAAGATGCCTCATCAGTATCATCTGAATCACCATCACGACCATCTTTAGCTTTCCAGCTTGTATTAGAGAAGCTTTGGGTTCCGGTCTTCATTGTGGACTTTATAGTGTCCCAAGTAGTGACACCGTTATTCTGTCGGTTGATTTTCCCGTAGACAGAACCTGCCGCGTAAGTCTCAGTTATTTTTGGATTAGTATCATCACCATCCCATTTAGCAAACGCGCCGCCATTTAC